GTGGTGATTCTCTAGAGTTTCATAAATACATAGAGAAGTTCTACGAGAACATCTTCTTCCCCTACCTAAAAGAACATGGTATATCAACCATTATACAACTTGGCGATTTATTCGACCGCCGTAAGTTTATTAACTTCAATTCACTCTATTTGTGTCGCAAGTATTTCTTTGATAAACTTAGAGAAAATAACATCACGCTTCATACATTGTTGGGTAACCATGACGTATCATTCAAAAACACCCTTCAAGTTAATTCCTCAGAGTTACTTCTAAAAGAGTATGATAACATTACTGTACATAATTCTTTCAGTACAGTTAGTTTTGATGGGATCGATATTGACATTGTACCTTGGATATGTGATGATAACCAAGATGAAATCTTTGCTCAAATAAAATCTACCAAATCTCAGATATGTGTTGGTCATTTTGAGATTGCCGGTTTCGAAATGGACCGTGGCAATGTTTCTCATGATGGTATTGACAGAAAAGAATTATTCAAGTATGATGTAGTATTATCTGGTCATTTTCACCATAAGAGTGATGATGGACATATCTTCTATGTTGGTTCACCAAATGAAATGACATGGGCAGATTATAAAGACCCTAGAGGTTTCCACATCTTTGACACACATACACGTGATATGGAGTTTGTTGAGAACACCTATCGTATGTTTTATAAACTCAACTATGATGATGAGTTTGAACACTTTTCTGAACAGTATAGAACATTCGACTATTCAATTTATGAAGGTTGTTATGTGAAAGTTGTAGTGAAGAACAAACTAAATCCTTTTTTGTTTGATGTTGTGTTAGATAATTTGTACAAAGCAGGAGCAGCAGACATTTCTGTGATAGAAGATTTTGCTGAACTAGACACAGAGAACGATGATGTTATTGACCAAGCAGAAGATACAATGACAATTCTTGGGAAATATATTGATAATCTTTCTTTGAATGTTGAAAGTGAAAAATTAAAAAGCCTGATGCGTGAGTTGTATGTTGAGGCATTGAACACTGAACCTGAATGATTTATTTTAAAAAACTGAGATGGAAGAATCTTCTTTCAACTGGTAACCATTTTTCTGAGATACAACTAAACGGCAGTTCAAACACTCTAATTGTAGGCACAAATGGTGCAGGCAAGTCAACGATGCTTGATGCTCTGTGTTTCTCTTTGTTTGGTAAGCCGTTTCGTAACGTCAACAAGCCCAATCTTCTAAATAGTATTAATGGCAGAGATTGTGTTGTTGAAGTAGAATTCTCTATTGGTAATCGTGAATATAAGATTGTTCGTGGTATCAAGCCCAACATCTTTCAGATATATCAAGACTCGGTTTTGCTGAACCAGGATGCGGCTGCTAGAGACTATCAAGACTACTTAGAGAAGTTTATTCTCAAACTAAACTATAAGTCTTTCACGCAGATTGTCATTCTTGGTTCAGCATCCTTTACTCCTTTCATGCAGTTGTCTGCTGCTGACCGTCGAGCAATCATTGAAGATTTGCTAGACATTCAAATCTTTTCAGTAATGAACAGTCTGGTAAAGAACAGATTGTCACTGAACAAAGACTCAATGGTTCAAAAGAAAAACGAAATCGAACTACTGAAACAACGGTACGACTTAAAAAAAGAACATCTGGACAAACTCAATCAGAATAATGAAGAGAAGGTAAAAGAGTATGATGGTGAGATACAGAGTAACAGAGAAACCATTAGCACCTTATCTAATGAGGTTAACATACTGGTCGAACGACTGTCCAGTTTGGATGACACTGTTGCAAAAGCGCCTGAGATTGAGAACAAGATTACTTCGTACAAGAAAGTTGAGTCTCAGATTGAAAGCAAGATATCCAAAGTTCGAAACGATACACAGTTCTATGAACACAATGCTGATTGTCCAACTTGTAGGCAAGCCATTACCGTGGAGTTTAAAGAAACACTATGCTCTGAACTCTCATCGAAAGAGCATGAACTCAATGAGGCACTTAAAGAATTACAAGTAAAGTTATCTGCACATGAATCTCTACTGAATGTTATTCGTAAAGATGAAAAAGAACAATCGAACGTTCGCATTGAGTTAGCCACAACAAGAACACTCATAAAAGGCTACAACGAAAATATTACCCGTCTTGAAAAAGAAATAAAAAATCTACAAACAAATAATGACAGTGTTGACCAAACCGAACTTGTGACACTTCAAACACAAATCAAAGACGCACAAAAAGAACTCAAGCAACTAATTGATGATAAGGCGTACTACGATGCCGCTTCATTGTTACTCAAAGATACCGGCATTAAAACAAACATCGTCAAACAATATTTACCTGTAATCAATAAATTTGTAAACAAATACTTGACAAGTTTGGATTTTTTTGTTAATTTTAATCTTGATGAGTCGTTCAAAGAGTCTATTAAGTCCAGACACCGTGATGACTTTAGTTACCATAATTTTTCTGAGGGTGAGAAACAACGTATTGATATGGCATTGATGCTGACATGGAGAGCAGTTGCTAAACTTAGAAACTCCATCAATACCAATTTACTAATACTAGATGAAGTATTTGATTCAAGTCTAGATAATAATGGCACAGAAGAGTTGATGAAGATTCTTCATTCACTTGAGGATGTAAACCTGTTTGTGATTAGTCACAAGGGTGATATATTGCAAGACAAATTTGCCAATACAATTCGATTTGAGAAAGTAAAGAACTTTTCGAGGATGATAAAATGAGTGAAATTCTAACGATTGATACTACTGCTGGTTTACAGACAGCAGAGAAAATCGAACCTCTTCGTATTTACGGAGAAGAGTTCTCTATGCTTGGTCAAAGAATACCAGAATACACTGGTGGATTTCCAGCACCCGCAATGGTCACATTGGCAAAACGATTGAAGATGACAATGAAGTTGTATGCTGGTCTTGGTCTTTCTGCGAATCAATGTGGCGTTGCAGAGAGAATGTTTGTAATTGGCACAGAAGAGTTTCAACTGGTGTGCATTAATCCAAAAGTAATTGATAAAGGTCCAGATGTAAAAGATAAAGAAGGATGTTTATCATTTCCTGGCTTGTTTTTGAATGTTGACCGACCATCATGGATTGAAGTAGAGTTTACTGATGAAAATGGCAATGTAAACCAGGTAAAATTACATGGGCTATCCGCTCGTTGTTTCCTTCATGAGCTTGACCACTTAGATGGAATAAGATATACTGAACATATCAAACCTCTTGCACTTAAAATGGCAAGACAAAAAGCAAACAAATTGGTGAAGAAAATAATTCGTAACTCAAATAAAAAATGACACAGACCGAAAAACAATATGTTGAACAACAATGGCAAGAATGGCAGACAGAGAATTCTGTAGAATCATTTAAGCATGTTGACACTGATGAACTAAGACAAAATCTAATAAAAGATTTGACCTATGTTTCACAGATGGATGTTCGTGAATATACTTTATATCAAAAGTGGTGTGAAGTACATGACAAATATCCTACTGTTCTCGTGAATGATTTGTGGGAAGGTCCAAAGCAAGTTCTTGCTGATGAAGAACAAAGACGCATTCTTGCAATGGTCAAAGACAATATTTGGATTCCAGAAAATGTTGATGACTATGCCAATCTACAACCAGAACTCATCTATTGTAATAAAGGAGATGACTTACCTGAAGTATGGAATGCCATTCGTACCTTTGTTTCTACAATGAAGAACAATAGTAATATTGGTCGTAATCTAAATTTTATTGTTCGTGATAAAGTTACCAAGAAATATCTTGGTGTTATCTGTATTTCATCTGACTTTCTTGATTTGACACCAAGAGATAACTTTATTGGTTGGCCAAGAGAATTAAAAACACAAGGTAAGATGATTAATCATACTGCCATTGGCTCCACAATCGTGCCGTTACAACCACTAGGTTACAACTATGTTGGCGGCAAATTATTGGCATTGTTGTGTCTGTCTGATACAGTGCAAGAATTGTGGGAAAAAATTTATGGTGATAAGTTAGTTGGAGTAACTACTACTTCATTGTATGGTAAAACAAAAGCAGGTGGTCTATCACAGTATGACAATTTAGACTATTGGAAGCCAATGGGCTTTACGTCAGGCTCAGTTGCATTCGAACCAGAAAAAGAAACAAGATACATGGTACGTGATTGGCTCAAAGAAAATCATACAAGAAAATACTTTGAGTGGTATGCGGCTAAAAAGCATTCTGGTCAACCACACAAACGTGACCATAAGAATCGTTCATTGAACTTCACATATTCACAACTAGATATACCAAAGCAACTAATAAGAACTGAACATGCCAGAGGCATCTACTTTAGTCCTCTATATGATAACACTTGTGAATTTCTTCGTGGTGAAATCAAAGAAGATGTTTTGGTGAAATCATTTGACACTAGCGTTGAGCATCTTACGCAAGTTTGGCGTGAAAAACATGCAAGAGGTAGAATTGGTTTTCTAAAGAAGAAAAATAAAGTATCTACCGAAACTTTGTTTTATGATGACCTAATCTATCTAACTTGGGAAGAAACCAAAGAAAAATACCTGAGTCAGATAGGTCGTTAATAAAAAATAACACTTGACAAACCCTTCTGTTTGTGCGATAATTAATCATCGTTAAACAGGAGGTAAAGATGTCAAAGTTGCAAGACTTTTTAGATGACGAAACAGGTTATCAATTTGCTATACTAGATATCAAAAATGCAATCGATAATTATGGCCTGAGTGTTGTGCTAGAAGCAATTTCTAGTTATCGAAATGACAATCACGATTTAGACTTGACAAATCTCCGTATCCTTGATACAATGATGGTTCAATAGTAAACGGGTTATCAAATGAATAACATTCAGTCACAAAAGACCGGTCTTGCCAAACTCATGGCGACCGAGAATCTTACTGTTCAACATGCTAAGACACCAACAGCATGGTTCGACCCAAAACGCCGTATTCTAACTGTTCCTATTTGGGATAAAACTTCACCCGAACTTTATGACCTGCTTGTTGGTCATGAAGTTGGCCATGCATTAGATACGCCTGCCGATGGCTGGCATGGTGCCGTTCATGACCGTGGTGCAAACTTCAAAGGCTTTTTGAATGTCGTTGAAGATGCACGTATTGAAAAACGTCAGAAACGCCGCTATCCTGGTCTGCGCCGTTCGTTTGTTGTCGGCTTCAATGAATTAATGGAACGTGATTTCTTTGGCATCAAAGACCGTAACATTAACAATATGTCATTCATTGACCGTCTTAACATTTTTTCAAAATCTGGTTACACCTTACCTATTGCTTTCAATAAAGAAGAAACTAAATTTATTGAACGGGTAAAAAATCTTGAAACTTGGGAAGATGTTCTCAAACTGACAAACGAAATCTGGGACTATTCAAAAGAACAACTAGCCGAATTGAATATGCCTCAAGACTATCAGTTCGGTGATGGTGATGGTGATGAAGATTATGAACTCAGTGACGGTGATGATGATGCCGAATCTGAAGAGGGTCAAGAATCCGATTCAAAGAAACTAAAACAAAAATCATTCGATAAAGAATCTGATAATGAAGGTGAACTCAAGTCTCCTGGTAAAGAAGAAGAAGGTGAAGGGGGTGATGAAGAATACAATGCTAAAGAATTGAATCGCCAAAAAGAATCTACTTCTGTACGTGGTGATGACCTTGAGCCGTTCTGTGAAACCGATGATAACTTCCGCCGCAATGAAGCATCATTGATTGACAAATCGGCACGTGATTATGTGTATGTGAAATTGCCTACACCGAATCTGAAAAACATTGTTACACCAGCAAAACGTGTGCAAGAAATTCTAACTGAAGAATTTAGTTCACAAGGTGTCAATTATCAAACTGCCACCAATGAATTGTATGCTGCATTCCGTAAAAAGAATGAACGATACATTTCACTCTTGGCAAAAGAATTTGAGATGCGTAAAGCGGCATCTAAATTTGCTAAGGCTAAGACTTCAGAAACGGGTGACATTGATATCAGCAAAATTTTCAAGTATCAAATTGATGATAATATCTTCAAGAAAATGATGCGGGTACCGAAAGGCAAATCACACGGTCTGGTTCTGTTGCTTGATAAGTCTGGTTCA